GACGTTCCAACGGACGTTCAACCAACCAATAACCAAGAACCAATAACCAATAACCAAGAACCATCTTTAATACAAGAAGGTAAACCTTCTTTGTCCGAAACTTCGTTTCCTCCCTGTCCCCACAAGGATTTGCTCAAGCTTTACCAAAAGCACCTGCCACACTTGACTCAACCAAGGCTCTGGGAGGGCTCCAGACAGGCCAGCATGAGGTCAAGGTGGGTGCAGGCTAGTAAACCCTCGGAATACTCGCCAAAGGGCTATAGCACCCTTGAAGACGGCATTGCTTGGTGGGATAGCTTTTTTGGCTACATTGCCACTGACACCAACCTTGCGGCCGGGTACGAGTCAAACGGCCGGACGTGGAAACCAGATCTTTTGTGGATCGTCAACCCGGCAAATTTTGCCAAAATCATAGATGGGAAATATTCAAAATGAGCTTTGCTAAACCGGAAAAAAAGAATGACCACGTCAACGAAGACGACAAGCTGTACTGCTCGCACCCGGGTTGTCCGAACTTGTGGTCTGTCCGCATGGAGGGATCACCCCCGAAGTGCAGCCACCACCAGTGGGGTGCCAAGCCGAAGCATGAGGGGACATCGACGTACAAGCAGTGGTCTGACCGGCAAACCCTGTCTAAGCCGGTGGTTGACTGGTACAACCAGTCTGGAGAAAAGTGGTGAACTATTTTCAGGCCCAAAAACTGCTTGACGAGGTAAAAGATGGACACGACCACCCCACCGCCGACATCAAAAGAGCACTTGGATTGGTTGGAGACATTGACCCAGACCTACGCCGAAATGGCTCTGGCTGGTGGCGACCAAGCGTTGAAAGATGGCCGGAGGGATTACCTAATAGCCCGTTTCAAGGCACTGGAGCAGGACTTCCCCGGAATTACGGCAATGATTCACACCAAAATTAGGGCAATGAAATGAACATTTTTGAGCAGGGCAAAACCCTTTTTACGCAGAACGAATTCAACCAAGCACTGGCTGAGGCAAAGGCCGAGATCATGTCGGTTGCCGTCCACACAACCAAACATGCCATGTTCCTTGAGCGCCGGGCCTGTGCCCAGATGCTGCTGGACATGGCCGACAACGAGGACGAGGGGGCTGTCTGCACGGCCCTGCGCAATGCAGCCGACCAGTTGGTCAACCGCATCCCGGTGCAGAACCAATGATGCAAATTACGTTCACCGTCCCGGGCCCGCCGCACGGCAAAGGCAGGCCAAGGTTTGCCCGGCGTGGCAACTTTGTTGCAACCTATACCGACGCCAAGACCAGCAGCTACGAAGACCAAATCCGCTTTTACGCACTACAAGCAATGGGAAGCAGCAAACCGCTAGAAACGGCGCTAGAGGTTTTTATCTACATCAGGCTACCAGTGCCTAAGTCGTACCCCAAAAAGCGAGCAGAGGCCTGTCTAGGCGGCTCTGAATGGCCTTGCAAGAAGCCGGACTGGGACAACGTGGCCAAAAGCGTCTGCGATGCCATGAACTCAATTGTTTGCGTGGATGACAGCCAGATTGTTGAATGCCATGTCCGCAAAGTTTACGCAAGCGAGGCCGGAGTGGACGTTTTGGTGAAGGAAAAAGAATGACACCGCTAAAAGTCAAATGGTATGACTGCCGCAAGGGCAAGGTTGGCATCGCCAAGGTCCAGACCGACGACGGTGACACTGAGTACCGCATCGGCCCGGTCGACGGGTTCCTTGAGCACATGGATGTCCAGCAGGTCGTGGCGTGGGGCGTCTGGTTCCCGACCGAGGCCGGTGATGCACTATTTTTGGAGGGCGTATGACTGAAAAACTGATTGACCCGCAGGCTGCGGTGGACTTTATGATTGCCAAGTCCAAGGCCTACGCGCAGGCCGAGGGCAACAAAACCTACATGGAAGAGCTGCGCAAGACCATCAAGGCCGAGCAGATGATCGAGGCCGAGTTGAGGGATCACAAGACGGCTGCCATGCAGGAGCGCGAGGCCTACGCGAGCCAGCCCTACAAGGAGCACCTGCTGGCCCTGCAACACGCCGTAGAGGTCCGCGAGGAGCTGCGCTGGATGCTGATCGCGGCACAGGCACGCATTGAGGTCTGGCGCTCACAGGAAGCAAGCAACAGAGCAGAGGGAAAGGCAACTATATGAGTGAAAACTACCCAATTGAATACACGAAGCATGTGGTCGTGGGCAGAAACCCAGATACCGAACTTGGGCATTGGTTGACACAAGTAGAGGCAACAACAAATTTTGCATGGCAATTTGAAGAGTTGCTAAAAGATGCAGAGGGCAAGCTGTTGTTTGTTCGTCGAGCGCCGAAGCTGGAAAGTCATAGTTTGTTTGACAGGGACAAGCCTGTTTACACCATGATTGGAAGGTTTTCAATTGGCAAGTTGAAAGCAGAAGGAAAGGCAACGATATGACCGAAGATGACGAGTGGGAGCGCATTGAGCGCGAGATCAAGCAGCGTCAAGCGCTGCCTCTAGCCCCGATGTCACTGACTTACTCGATCAAGCTCACGCAAAGCCAGCGGGTCAAGCTCGCCCAACTGGGCGGACCCAAGTGGATCAGGGCTCAGATTGACGCCGCGATCAAATGACAACGCTGGCCGAGCGCAAGCACATGAGCCGGGTGGCCGAGCTAGGCTGCGCGGTGTGCAGGCGCATGGGGTACGAGGGGACGCCTGCGGAGCTGCACCATCCAAGGGCCTTGGCGGGGGGTTGGGGGCGTTCGAGCCACATGGACGCCATCCCACTCTGCCCAGAGCACCACAGAGGAAAGACGGGGCTGCACGGGCTTGGCACGAAGGGCTTCCCCAAGCACTACGGCTACGACGAAGCCGACCTGTTGAACGACACCCGAACCCTATTAGGGTTTGTCCCTACACAAATAATTTGAAATAGTTGGCATATCGTTTAATTCTGGATTACACTAGCATCACTGACCAAGCAATACCGCAAGTCAGAACCACAGAAAGACAGCGACATGAACACCATCACCATCACCCACGACGTTGACACCCTCGGCCAACTGCTCGCCCAGATCGCAGCCCTGACCAAGCAGGCTGACCTGATCAAGGACGGCATCAAAGACAGCGCCAGCCTCGGCGGTGACAAGGTTGTTGAGGGCGACCTCTTCAAAGCCACTTACATCGAGTCCAACCGCTCGGTGGTTGACAGCAAGGCCCTCTTCGCCGAGCTAGGCGCAACCCCTGAGCAGATTGCACGTCACACCAAAGTGACTGCCGTGTTCAGCGTCAAGGTCACCAGCAAGTAAACCCAACCGCCCCTTCGGGGGCATAACAGCGAAGGAAATTAAGATGAACAAAATTTGGATTGAACTAGAGCGCCCCAAGGATCAAGCGCATGCAGAGCAGATTGCTAAGTTGGCAAACAACGTGCTCCGTAAGATCAACAGCGTTACCCGCGAGTTCTTCTGGGACTCAAAAGACCTCATCTGGTGCATAGGCGGCGACATGGGCTACACAACGCTGAGCGACAACGGCGAGTGGTTCAACCTTGACTATCTCGGTAAAGATTAACCAACCGGGGGCTTCGGCCCCCATTAGGAGAACACCATGAAGCACGCAGAAGCAAAATACGTTGACCTCGGGTTGCGGTACGAATTAGCCCGGACCCCGGCAGCCGGGACTGCCATCGCGCAGGCCATCAGGAGCCTGCTGGAGGCCGAGACGATCGAAGACAGGACCGAAGCCCGCCGCTTGGTCGATCGTGGCCGTCAAGAGGCTCGGGAGGTCGTATGACAACACAACCAGAAGCCTTGCGGCTGGCCGACTGTCTGGAAACAGAAAAAGTTGGCGCAATACTAGGCGACTCAGCCGCCGCCGAACTACGCCGGTTGCATGGGGTGAATCAGGAACTGCTGGTGGCGTTGAAGGCATTGGTTGAAGCAGACGCACCGGATTACATCAAGAGCAGCATTTGGGAACAAGCCCGTGCAGCAATAGCTAAAGGAGAAGGAGAGAAGACATGAGCGAATATGCCAAGGGCTTTGACGCCGGGGTTGACGTAGTCCTGCTGGAAATCGAGCGTTGGATCAAGGAGCGGGGGTGGGAACCCCGCATTGCCCGGCCTGTTGAACAACTGCTGGCCCACCTGAAGCTGGAAAATAAAGACCACAAAAAGTTTCTGGTTATTGATTGACGTTTAATTTTCGGTTACACTACCAACACTGCAACATCGCAGCACCACAGAAACGAAAGCGAATCATGATCCACCCCTTCCAAAAATCAGGCCTCGGAACAGCTCCCTTCTCCTGCACCCATGTGACAGAGAACGTTTTTGAGAACGGCGATGGCACGACCAAGGCCGGTGGCTGCTGCGACTACTGCGGCACCGGCATCCGCTGGGAGTTCTGGATCAAGGGCAGCATCGCTGGTGCCAAGCAGTTCAAGGTAGGCTGCGACTGCGTGGCCAAGACCGGCTGGGGCATCGAGGGCTTTGAGAAGGTACGCGCTGCTCACACCCGCGCCCGCCGCCAAGCTGGCGCACAGTCCCGCCGGGCCGCCCGTCAAGCTCAGGTGGCCGCAGAACGCGCCCAGAAGGCCGCTGACCGCCAAGAGGCTACTCAGGCATGGCGTGATGCCAACAGCGCCGTAGTGGCCCGTCTGACGGCCTATGAGGGCACAAACAGCTTCCTGCGCGACATGATCCAGAATCTGGCGCAATGGGGCAACCTGTCCGCCCGCCAGCTCGAAGCTGTTGAGTCCTGCTTCGCCGTCATCGACCGCACCGAGGCAGCACGCGCCAACAGCCAGCACGTTGGAGCAGTAGGCGACAAGGTCACCCTGACCATTACCGTCGAGCGCATCATCGTGCTGGAGTCCCAGTTTGGGACAAACTACATCACGATCGCTCGTGACGAGCAGGGCAACGCCATCACCTACAAGGGCAAGACCGACATTGGCAACAAGGGCGACACCAACACCGTCAAGGCCAGCGTCAAGGAGCATACGGTTTACAACGGCATCAAACAGACCGTCATTCAGCGCCCCAAGCTGTTGGAGGTGGCATAAGGGTTTGTCCTAATAAAAATAATTGGCAGGAACCCACCTGCCTGTTTAATTCAACGTTACACTACAATCACTGCAATCAAGCAGGCAACATAGAAGGAAAGCGAAATGAACATCGGAACCCAAACCAACAGCCTCGTCAACCACCTGTACAGCCGCATGACCGTGGGTGCCCCGGCTCCAGTGGTCGGCATGGCCGCCACAACTCTGTCGTGGACTGACCGCCACGCGGCCACCGTGACCGAAGTCACCGAGCTGGTCAGCAAGGTCTGGGCCTATGAGATCCGCGTCGTGGAAGACAAGGTGCTCGTGATCAGCGGCAGCACCTACGACGGCAGCGCTACCTTTGCCTTTGTGCCAAACCCACACCGCTACGCCGACATCTACCGCATGGACCGCAAGACCGGCGCATGGGTCCATGGCTACATCAACCAAGACACCGGCAAGTTCAAAAAGGGCCAAGGCGGCCTGATCCTTGGTCGTCGTGACCACTACGTTGACCCAAGCTTCTAAGGGTTTATCCTAATAAAATATTTTGATTTGGCTGTGATCTAGTGTAATTTGCGGTTACACTAACATCACGGTCAACAAGACCGGTAACACCAAAAGGACAGCGAAATGACAAACGAAATCGAAACTGTAATCAAGACTGAAGATGACGTCCGGGTCAGCATTGACTCGTGGGACGATGGCGGTGCGTGGATCGGCCTGCAGATGCGTGGCGGGTCGGCATACGCAGTCCTGACCCGCTCCGAGGCCGAGCAAATGCTGGCTGGCCTGCAGGCAATCTTGGCTCAAGAGGTGGCGGCATGAACATGGGCAACCTGTTTGATGAGGTGGAGGGGGAGCTAATCCGCAAGCACCGGGCCATCACCCATGAGCAATTGGCGCAGGAAGAGCGCCAACGGAAGGTCCAGCGTGAGTACGAAGCTTTGCATACAGCCATAGAAACTGAGGCAGACCGGGCCGATAAAGATGAGTATCCAGATGAAGATGAGGAGGCCGCATGATCACCTTCGAAGTCTTTATTGACGGCGACCTCTACGATGAGGTCGATGCCACTGACAGCGCCGACGCCTGCAGGCAGGTGTTTGATCGACTTGATGGCCAAGTCGGGGAGATGCACGCAGAGCTCGTAGAGGGCTCAGACGAGCCCGGGATCTGCCCGGCATGCAGCGGCAGCGGTGAGGGCCAGAACGAGGGCTCACGGTGCCATTCCTGCAAAGGTAGGGGGGGGGCATGACACGCGACAACATCATCCGCATGGCGCGGGAGGCTGGGTTTGCTGATTCTAACGGCGTGGTACATCCTGCGTATCAGCTTGAAGCCTTTGCCAACCTTGTTGCCGCTGCCGAGAGGGAGGCGTGTCTTGATGCAATGATGCAGTCTACAACCAAAGCTGTGGACACGGCTATGGCCCTTGAGCGTGAGGCGTGTGCAAAACTGTGCGAAGCACAAGACGAGTACGGCTGGCAGCAGTACGCAGATGCCATTCGCGCAAGGGGAAACACATGACTGACAAAGAACTACTGGAACTTGCGGCGAAAGCCGCAGGCTACGAGAAGTACACCTCTCACTGGCTAGGAAGAGACTCGTTTGTAACCTATAAAAAGGAAGTCTACAGCGAGTTTAGAGAATGCCGAGTCATGGCTGAGTACACAATGGATTGGAACCCTCTCACAGACGACGGCGATGCGTTGCGGCTGGCGGTGAAGCTAAAAATACCAATCCAATTCCCAGATTGGGAAAACATGACGCGCACATGGGGCAGTAAAAACTGTTTGGACGCATTTGATGAACCACACAACGACAACCCCTACGCAGCAACCCGCCACGCCATCACCCGCGCAGCAGCAGAAATTGGAAGGAGCATGGAATGACAGGATTTGAATCAAAGCGCCAGATGGCGCAGGCCAAGGTGCGGGATGACGACGACACGCAGGTGTATGCCGACACGCTGTTGATTGCATACCAAAGCGGGTTTGCCGACGGTAAGAAATCGGCACAGCCAGAGCCTACCTGCCCCGAGTGTAAAGCCGCCGTACTTTACGAATGCGTGGCTTGCAGCAGCAACAACTATCCACCTAGGCCAGAGCAGGAGCCGGTGGCGTATTACCACCCCCACAAGGGCTTTTACTGGGCAAAGCCTACACACATTTCAGCACCAACTGTTGTTGATGTGCCGCCAGTACCCCTCTACGTCAAGTGGAAAGCAGCACAGCGCCCGTGGCAGGGGCTGACGGAGGAGGATTGGGCCAAGGTTGGGGATATGCCCGATGCGTTTGATCAAGGTGTAGCGTGGGCAGCGGCAAGATTGAAGGAGCGCAACAATGGATGAATCATTGACTGAAAAGGTCTTGATTGTTATAATGTTCATTGGGTTTGTGGTAATCATTTGCCTGTTGCCCGATCTGTATTAGCGAATTGAAAGCGAATCGGTTACATCAAACAATACGGAGAGAAATCATGGCAGAAAGAATTTACATTGTCCGCAACACCCACGGGGCACGCCTCGTCAAAGCCAACCTGCGCCAGCAGGCCCTGAGCCACGTCGCAAGCACCGAGTACACGGTCCGCGTCGCATCGCAGGACGACTTGGTCCAACAGCTCACCGCCGGAGCCAAGATCGAGCAGTACAAGGACCCGGAACAGCGAGAGCTGGTCGAAGAGAGCGAATCCCCCGGGAACTGATACCATACGCCTCATCATTACGGACGAGGACTAAGGTCATGCCAGAAACCGCCGCAAAGCCATCAAAACGAGCTACAGCAGCCCCAAAGCCCAAAGTCAAGGGTAAGGTAGCCCAACAGCCTGTAAGCGCACCCAAGAGGACAGGAAGACCCAGCAAGTACACCCCAGAGCTTGCGGCAGAAATTTGTGAGCGGATCGGGAAGGGTGAGACACTGCGCCAGATATGCAGGGACGAGCACATGCCGCATTGGACCAATGTGTACGAGTGGTTGAGTCGCGATGAGGGTCTTTCGGTACGGGTCGCGCACGCACGCGAGATTGGTTACGACGCCATAGCCGAAGAGTCACTGGCCATCACCGACAATGAGCCGCTGGCCGTGTTTGACGAGGCGGGAAACAAGCGCTACGACCCCGGCAGCATCTCATGGAACAAGAACCGCGCCGAGCACCGCCTGAAGCTGTTGGCCTGCTGGAACCCCAAGAAGTACGGCACCAAGGTGGCGGTGGGCGGTGACCCCGGCAACCCGATCCAGATCGAGGCTCAGGTGGAGGCCGACAACTTCCTTGCCGCCATCATCAAAAACGCGGAGCTGAAGCGGCAAGTCTCGGCAAATGAATGACATCGCGGCGATCGTCTCTGACCCGGAGGTCAAGAGGCACCTAGCGCTGGCCAGCCCCGAGTACCGTCTCGCGTGGGCTTGGCGCATGTCATGGTTCAGCATCCAGCATACCCATCAGATTCTCCCGCCGGGCGACTGGTGGTCAATCTGGCTGATGCTGGCTGGCCGTGGAGCTGGGAAAACCCGCACCGCCGCCGAGCAGATCGCGTGGTGGGCCTATACCGAGCCGGGCACGCGCTGGCTCGTTGCAGCCCCAACCAGCGCCGACGTGAAAGCCACCTGCTTCGAGGGTGACTCCGGCCTGCTTAACGTGATCCCCAAGGGACTGGTGGCCGACTACAACAAGCAGTACCACGAGCTGCGCCTGCACAACGGCAGCCTGATTAAGGGCATCCCGGCGTCCGAGCCTGAGCGCTTCCGGGGGCCGCAATTCCACGGCGGATGGTGCTGTACCCCAGAGACGGTGATTGCGTTACCCGGTGGCGGTGGAATGGCGATCAAGGATGTTCAGGTCGGCGACATGGTTATGACACGAAATGGCCCCCGCAAAGTGATTGCCGCTGGCGTATCTGGCAACCTGAATGACTTGGCGACTATCGGATGTGGAGATACGAGCTTGACAGTCACGGTGGATCACCCGATACTCGTTGGTGACCAGTGGATTTCCGCTGGCGACATCAAGGTAGGGGATTTTGTATGGGCTACAAGTACATCGGCAGCAGGCTCGCTCACAGGGTCATCTATGAGCGCCACAAGGGTCCAATCCCCAAGGGATGGGTCGTTCACCACAAGGATGAGGACAAGGGCAACAATGACCTTGACAACCTTGAAGCAATGCCTCGCAAAGAGCACCAGCGGCTTCACGCAACGGGCAGGCCAGCCTCTGACGTTCAAAAGGCAGTTGCAAGCAGAACCCTTGAGTCGTTGCGCACCCCAAAGCCAGCCAAGTGCATCCAGTGTCAAACCAACTTTGTCTCGACGTCTGCTGGAGAGGTTGGTAAGTTCTGCTCTCGTTCGTGCCTTGAGTCTTGGCGTGGCAACAAATTCACCCCAGAGCTGCGCACCTGCCTCGTCTGCGAAGGCGAATACCTTGCCACGAAACGATTCCAGCGGTACTGTTGCAAGCAGTGTTGCAACAAGTCCACAGTGCGGACCTATCGAACTGAGGCAACTGGCGGTACACCGCGTCGAACGCTTGCCAAACTCGCTGACGTACAACCTGACAGTTGAGGGTGAGCACGAGTTCATCGCCAACGGTATCGTGGTTCACAACTGCGACGAGCTGGCCGCGTGGGATTACCTGCAAGAGGCGTGGGATCAGATCCAGTTCGGGATGCGGCTGGGCAAGCGCACCCGCATGATCTGCACCACCACCCCGCGACCAAAGGACCTGATCATCGAGCTGATGGGCCGGGAGGGCGACGACGTGGTCATGACGACCGCCTCGACCTACGCCAACCTCGGCAACTTGTCCGACAACTTCAGGAAACAGATCCTCGCCTACGAGGGGACCAAGCTGGGGCGGCAGGAGATCTATGCCGAGATTATTGACCCCGAGGAGGGCGGGATCGTCAAAAGGGATATGTTCAAGCTCTGGCCTGCCGGGCGGGCGTTCCCCAAGTTCGAGTACATCCTCCAGAGCTACGACGTGGCCACCAGCGAGAAGGCCCAGAACGACCCGACCGCCTGCATCACCTTCGGCGTGTTCAAGCCGCAGGACGGCCCCATGTCGGCCATGATCATCGACTGCTGGCAAGAGCGCATGATGTATCCTGACCTGCGCCCCAAGGTCATCGAGGAGTACGAGACCGTCTTCGGCGAGGGCAAGGACCGCAAGCGGGTTGACCTGCTGCTGATCGAAGACAAGAGTGCCGGGATCTCGCTGATCCAAGACCTCCAGCGGGCTCACCTGCCGGTCAGAGCGTACAACCCCGGGCGGGCCGACAAGCTCCAGCGCCTGAACATCGTCTCCAACATCATTGCCCGTGGCCGGGTCTGGATCCCCGAGTCCGACCACCGAAAGGGCTACGTCAAGGACTGGGCAGAGGGGTTCGTCAGCCAGATCTGCTCGTTCCCCGAGACCACGCACGACGACCTTGTGGACGCCTGCACTCAGGCCCTGCGCTACCTGCGGGATGCCGGGTGGCTGGAGATCGACCCGCCGCCCAATGAGGACTGGGACGAGGACGACTTTGCCGACAGCGGCAAACAAAAGCGAGTCAACCCCTATGCAGTCTGATCAAGCTGTGGTACAGTGGCGCTGTTGTGGTCGATCGCAGCAATTTGAAAGCCGTTACTCATGCATTGGCTCCCGTGAAAGGGAGGATCGACCCAGTGCAGTAGTAACGGCTTTTGTCATTGGCGGCCCCGACTCGGACACCATGCGGCACGTCGGTGGTGGAGTCTTAAACAACCCTGTGACACGAGCAAGCCACAGCAGGGGCGGTGGGCGAATTCCCAGAGCCGGGCGGTTGAAACAAGTCTGGGATAACGTAAGCGACGACTGGCTCCATACAGAGGATCGTCGAGGCGTAGAGCGAACTTTGGTCTTGACCACGGTAAGGCTACGCTTTGCTCAAACATTCACCACCAGAGGCCTTCATGCAGATCACTAAAGAGTGGTTAGATCTAATCAGTGATCTTGAGGGGTTGACCAATGGCCAACAGAAACTGCTCGACATCTGGTGCAAAGACGCCCCCTACGTTGACAAGCTGATCCCTGATCTGGTGGCGCACTTCCTTGAGCACTGCCGGGGGTATCGTGAGATGCCTCAGCACGTCAAAGACTTCAAAGGCTGGATATGAACCAAGAACCTCCCAAGATTGAAATGTGCGCCAACCGTTTTGAGCTGATCAGCCGTTGGGGACAACCTGTTGACAAGATCTGGGCCCGGGACATGCTTGAGCGCTGGCTCCAGCAGAGATTGGACTTGACAGACCCTAGCGTTTATGATGGCGGCATTCCCGCGAAAGGTCCTGAGCATGCAATTTCCTGAACTCGCCCCGATCAAGCCGATCAACCTGCCGGATCTGAAACCGATCGGGACTGATTCGGTTCCCAAGAAGCAGTCACTGCAGGAGTGGCATGCGGCTGGTGGTGGAGTTCCGAAGCAGTACAAGGGCCGTGAGCATGTCTGGCACGCCAAGGTCAAGAAGTTCGCCGAGGGCGGTGAGGCTCATATGGGAGCCGGTGGTGTCATGAAGGGCTTGATAGGGGCCTACAACAAGGCGGACAAGGCCGCTGACGCAGCAATAGCTGCCAAGAAAGCGCTGCCTGCCGCCGAGCGGGACGCCAACCTCCAGAAGTTCCTTGAGCCCAGCAAAGCCCCGATGCGCCTGTACCACGGCACGACCGCCACCGAAGGCGGCAAGGGCAAGGAGGCTATCCGCAGTCTTAAACCTAGCAAGGAGGGCGCACTCGGCTCTGGGGTGTACCTGACCCCCAGCTCGGCCCATGCAAGCGGCTACAGCGGCATTCCTAACGACGAGGCCATTGAGATGATGCTGCGTGACCCGCGCAATCAAGACCTTGGACTGAAGGCGCTAAACCAGCGCAACTCTGGCAATGTTCTGCCATCGCAGGAGGGCGGCAATATGTTGCCCGTCCATGCCCAGATACGGAACCCGCTGATCATTGAAGGCACTCACGGCGATCCTATGATCGAGGCGCTGATGAAACTAGGCATGGACGAGGACAAAGCCTCCCGCATGGTTGAGCGTGCTTACGACCAGAAGGGCTACATCGGCAAGGAAGTTGAGTCCCGCGCCCGTGCCGCTGGTTATGACGGCCTGATGCAGTACCGCAATGGCGACCTGTCCGAAGTGGTCTCCTACAACCCCAACACAATCAAGAGCGCAATCGGAAACCAAGGCACCTATGACACCAGCATCCCAGACCTGAACAAGGCTCGTGGCGGTGAGGTCCACATGCAAAAGGGTGGGAAGTCCGGTGCCCTCGTAAGCATTGCCGAGGCGGTGGCCGCAGCCAGCAAGAAGGCCGACGAGATCCTTGCGGCCAAGAAGGCGGCAGACGAGGCCACCAAGCCCGCCAAAGCAGCCAAGCCAACGAACTACAGCCCGAAGGTGCTGGAATCAACTGCCGCACGATTTGCGGACAAGATTTCAGCGGCCAGCCCAAAGTTGAGTGACGAAGAGGTTGCCAAGAAGGCAATGAACCAAGCCGTTAAAAAGCTGGAATGGGAGCGGACGCAAAAGCCTGCGTTAGAAAAAAAGTACGGACCGTTGAGCAAGTCTTCTTTTTCTGAGAGCAACCCCAACAAGATGCAGAACACCGCTGAGGTGGTGGCAGAACGCAAGCGCAAGGCCAACGAGTTTCTTGATCAACCCACTGAGCCATGGTCGCCCCCGCGAGCGGAGCTGCAAGCGTTTGACCGCTCATCCATCAAGGACGCTTTAGAGGGTTTCCCCGGCGTGTCGCAGTCCACCTTCCCTCGCGATAAGCCCAGCCGCGCCAGCACCTCGCACGTTGAGGAGCTGTACACAGATCCAGAAAATCGCGCCTTGATTGAGAAGCAGATCAAACGTGGCTTGCCATTAGGCGGGGAGTCGTTCTACGCTTCCTTGTACCCCGTGAAACAGGCGGTGCTGGAAGCAGGCATGCCTGCCGAGAAGTTTGATCAATGGATCCACGGTTTGGCTCCGGCGTCGGCACGCAATTCCATTATGAACGAAATGGCGGTTGGCCAGTTTCTGCGTCAAATGAATGCGCGTGGCATTCCATTGACCGAAGAAAATGTTGCCAGAGAAATGGCTATATACGCGGATAAATTTGGCATGGGCTTGCCGTTGATGCCGGTTCACCGAGAAGGCGTGGCTAAGGTGCTGGAGGGCGGGCTGAACCTGCGCGATCAGAATTTGGCAAACATACCAACTAACTACAAGATTCCAACATACGGCAGTCAAAAAGCTGGTGACTTTGCCAATTCGGTGGTGCTTGACGTTCATGAGGCTGCAGGCCACACACAAGGCAGTCGATACCACCCCTATTTCAATGAGCAAGGCGGGTTCGGCAATACCGAATACAACGCAGGCGAGCAAGGGTTGCTGGGAATTGCCAAGGACCTTGGCATCCCCGGCGGCATGGCGCAGGCTGGGCGCTGGTTTGGTGGAGGCGAGCTGACGGGGTTGAAATCGCCCCGGGGCGATGCGCTTGATCTGCTTGAGAAGCAGGTGGCTTACACGCTCCAGCAAAAAGGCATCCAACCTAACCCGGCCAACGTGCGCGCAGAAGTGCTTCGGCAGATTGAGACGGGTGAAGGCGATCTCTTGCCTTGGTATCGCAAGGAAGGCATGCCTGATGTCCGTCAGACGGGCTTACAACGAGCTGAAGGCGGCGAGATCCACAAGGCCGAGGGTGGTTTAATTGAAGAGCGTCGCTTTGACGGCGGCGGCATGGCGGCGGCAGACTTTGCCGGGCCGGAGGACGACGGCGGCAGCCTTGACAAAGCCAAGCTGATGACCAAAATTCTTGCTGAAGAAGCTAAAAAGCAGGGCAGCAAAGAAGCGGGAAGCCTCAGCAAACCACGCGCACTCACAGACCTGCTAAACCGTGGCGTGCTGGCCAACAACCCGATAAGCGCAGGCATTGACCTGCTGAACATGGGTTTGATACCCCTTGACATATTGGGTTCCAAGCTGACGGGACGGGACATTAAGGTATCCAGCGACAAGCCGTTCCTTGGGTCCGAGTACGTCAAAGACCTGATGAACAAGTACAACGTCACGTCGGGCGAAGAGCGCCCCATGATGGAGACCGCCCTGAGCTTTGCCAGCCCCGCAGGCATGGTCAAGGGCGCAATGAAAGCGCCGGGCGCGGTTACAAAGGTGACAGAGGCGTTAACCTCAAGTAAAATGCCACCTCTGGCCACAGAGGCGAAGACTGCGCAAGCAGGGAAACCAACAGGAGCTACATATGCAACAAAACAAGACGGACCGTTCTACCGGGTCAGCCAATCAACACCTGACCAAAGCTCGGAAACTGCGCGAGGAGTTAGAGAAGCAGATGGGCTACAAGCCCAAGGGGCTATCGGAGCAGGACCAAGCCAAACTGGACAACGAGTTCCGAAACAGTTTTCGGATGAGGAAGTGGCAGGGCTAATTGCCAGCCCCAACAACAAACCACTCAAGCTCGCCCAGAGCTACACCAAGGAGCAGCGCGGCGCAGATTTTATGACGCCCAAGCTGCCCGCATCTAGTTTGGCCAAACAGTCAGCCATTGGCCGCACGCACATGGCCGCAGTCGAAGGATCGCCCGCCTACAAGAACGCCATCTTTGACGCCTACGCTCAAAGCATGCCCGACGTGCTTCAGCAGGCCGGGGCAAAAAATTACGACGACTTGCTGGAAAAAGCTTATCGCCAGTTGGCCAAAGAAACCAGCGACCAGTTTGACCGACTGCCCGTAAGCATGTCTTTCCACAAAAGTGGTGAGGGCAACTACAACGGCGCACGGGAGATGGCCAGCGACGTTCATGGCAACGACCACTTGTACGTCTTCCAAGGCGGCGACAAGCACGACTTCCTGAACCAAGTTGATCCCCGCACTGGGCTGAATGAGAACGAAAAGTTCCGCGCAGTCCACGACCTGTTTGGTCATGCCATTCGCGGCAACGAGTTTGGACCCGCAGGCGAAGAGAAGGCTTGGGGCATTCACAAACAGATGTACAGCCCGCTGGCCCAGTTGGCTATGACGGCAGAGACCCGTGGCCAAAACAGCGTGGTTAACTACACCCCACTTAACGCCCGCCTGAAGGCTGAGGTTTCCCAGTTGCGCGAGATCCAAATGGAAGCCAAGCGACGCGGCGACACCCAGCGTTACAAGCTGGCCACCGAGGGTATTAAGGATGCCTTCCAAGGTTTCCAGTACGCCCCGCAGAAGGCCATCCTGCTACCGCCCGAATACGTTAGCGCTGACTACAAGGGTGGCATGCCCGACTATGTTCGCAAGCTGATCACCCCAGAAAAAGGAACAGAAACCCAATCGATTTTGACTCACTACAGCAACAAGCCCGACTTGAAATTTACCGACCCTAAGCGGTACGGTACTGGCATCAAGGGAGCAGAAGCCGAGCGCTTAACCTCCCCAAGTGCCGTGCGCGATCGCTCGTACTTCTACATGGGTGAGCCGGGCACGGTGTCTGCTGAGCCGGGGCTTGGCGTCAACCGTTACCGTGGCGAGGCGTCAAGCCTGTACGACATCACGCAAGACCCTCTGGACTTTCGAGTGCTGGCCCGCGAGTCCAACCGCACGCCCTACACTTCCAAGTACAACCAAGGCGTCACCAGCCCGCTGCAGGATGCCAATGACATGGAGCGCCTTGTGCGCGAATACGGCTACCAAGGCATGGCCAATCCCAAGGCGTCCAAGCCAATGGCCATCATGTTTGACCAAACACCAGTCGAGCGCTACAAGCGTGGCGGACTGTCATCAATAAAGTGAGCCCTACATGGCAACCCAATTCCCCATCGACCCCGAGTTCAACCGCTTTGTTGGCGGCAACCCCGACCAAGACAACGAGGCCGGGGGCGAGGAGCAGGTCGTTGACATGCCAGAGATGGACGACGCCGAGCTAGAGGAGCTGCCCGACGGTAGCGTGGTGGTCACCATGGACACCAAGGGCCCCATGGAGGACGAGGACTTCTATCAGAACCTGTCCGACAGCGACCTGATCATGGACGTGGACCTTGACGGTCTGGCCCTGCGCTACATTGAGCTGGTTGAGAAGGACAAGGACGCCCGCAAACAGCGCGACAAGCAGTACGAAGAGGGCATCAAGCGCACCGGAATGGGCAACGACGCCCCCGGCGGGGCCAACTTCAACGGCGCGTCCAAGGTCGTCCACCCCGTGATGGCCGAGACCTGCATTGACTTTGCCTCTCGCGCCATCAAGGAAATGTTCCCGCCCGACGGCCCGACCAAAACCAAGATTTTGGGCGACGTCAACGAGGACAAAACCAAGATTGCCGAGCGCAAGCGCGACTTTATGAACTGGCAGCTCACCGAGCAGATTGAGGAGTTCCGCGACGAGCAGGAGCAGATGCTCACCCAGCTCCCGCTTGGCGGCTCCCAGTACCTGAAACTTTGGTACGACGAGAAGAAGCGCCGCCCATGCGCCCAGTTTCTGCCCATTGATAATGTACTTTTGCCTTACGCGGCAGGCAGCTTCTACACCGCCGAGCGGTTCACCGAGGTGGACGACATCTCCGACTGGGATTACAAGCGCCGCATCACCTCCGGCCTGTACCGCGAGACCACCCTGACCCGCGCCACCATGGACCCAGAGATGACCGGGTCGCAGAAGGCTACCAACAAGGTGGAGGGCAAGTCCCAAAACGACAATGAGGACGCCGTGCGCCGGGTGTACCACATCTACACATGGCTGGAGCTGGAAGACGACCCCATCACCAAGGGCGAGATGGCCCCGTACATCCTGATGATTGACGACCTGTCCAGCGAGGTCATCGGCCTATACCGGAACTGGGAGGAGGGCGACGACACATTGACCAAATTGGACTGGGTAATCGAGTTCAAATTCATCCCATGGCGCGGGGCATACGCCGTTGGCCTGCCGCAGCTCATTGGAGGGCTCTCAGCGGCCCTTACAGGCGCTTTGCGGGCCCTATTGGACTCTGCCCACATCAACAACGCTGCGACGCTCCTGAAGCTCAAGGGCGGCAAGATCTCTGGCCAGTCCCAAGAGATCGAAGTCACGCAGGTTGTAGAGATTGAGGGTGCCCCGGGCGTGGACGACGTGCGCAAGATTGCCATGCCGATGCCGTTTAACCCTCCGTCGCCGGTGCTTTTCCAACTTTTGGGTTGGCTGACCAACGCCGCCAAAGGCGTGGTGACCACCGCCGAAGAAAAGATTGCCGATGTCAACTCCAACACCCCGGTCGGCACCACTCAGGCGCTGATTGAGCAGGGCGCGGCTGTTTTTAGCTCAATTCACGCCCGTTTGCATGAGTCTCAGGGCCGTGTGCTGAAGGTTTTGAGCCGAATCAACCGCTGGTACTTGGACGACATGCAGCGCGGCGAGGTTGTGGAGGATTTGGAGATCAAACGCGAGGATTTTGCCCGCGTGACCGACGTTATTCCGGTTTCTGACCCCCACATCTTCTCTGAGACCCAGCGGATGGCCCAAACCCAAGCGGTGATGGCCGTCATGAAAGACAACCCGGAGATGTTCAACAAGAAGGTGGTGATCCAGCGCTTCTTGAAGCAGATCAAGGTGCCCGGCATCAATGAAATCATGGTTGACGTGCCCGCGCCGGTCAAAATGGACTCGGCCAACGAGAACGTGGCCATGGCAATCGGCCAAGCGGCCTACGCCTACCCCGAGCAAGACCACCTTGGCCACATTCAGTCCCATTTGGACTTTGCGAAGAGCCCAATCTTTGGCGGCAACCCCATCATTGCGCCTGCATTCCTGCCTAAATCGGTTGAGCACATCAAGCAGCACATCGTGCTCTGGTACTTGAACCGCATGACGGGCTACGTCCAGAAGGCCATGGGGCAAAAGATGCCCGACTACGACTTGCAGAAGGATCCCAAGGCCATCGACAAGATGTACGCCTTGGCCTCGCAGCACGTTGAGATGGACGCCGACCAGACGCTCAAGGGCATCATGCCGGTCATCCAGCAGTTGGTACAGGGCCTGCAGCAGTTCAAGCCACAGCCACAGATGACGCCCGACACCAAGGTGCTGCTCGACACCAGCATGGCCGAGACCCAGCGCCGGGCCAAGCGCGACGAAGCCGAGATGGGCCTCAAGGACAAGGCTCTGGCAGCCAAGATCCAAATGGACATGGCCAAGCTGCAACAGGACCAGCAGGAGGCCATGGAAGAGCTGCAGCTCAAGTTAGCCATTGCTACCGACGACCGCGACATGAAAGAACGCATCGAAACAGCCCGCCTAACACGCGATGCGGCAAAACTCAATTTTGAGCAAGTCAAGGCTGAACCAACCCAAGGAGATAACTATGGCAACCAGTGATCAGGAACAGAAGAGCGTGCAGGTCCCCCAGCACAAGCGCATGGCTATGGGCGAGAAGCTCGATGGCCAGAGCATGAAGGGCGCAACCCCAACCAAACAAGCAGGAGGCCTGTCACAAGCTAAGAAAAAATGAAAACCCTCTCGGACTTGATTGGCGGAATTAAGGCTAAGCAGGCTGAAATAGCCTCGTCCCTCGTTGCTGGTAATGCGACGAACTGGGAGTCTTACACCCGACTGGTCGGTCACAACGCGGGCCTGCAAGAAGCCCTCGACATCCTAAACAACCTGATGAAGGAAGATGAAAATGAGTAACCCGGTAGCTTCTAACGAAGCTGAGATGGCTTGGGCATTTCCGAGCGTAGATCCCGGTGCAAAACCTCTTGGCGGACGTATTTTGGTACAACTCCGCCGTTCAAAAAAGGCAACAACTGCATCCGGGATCATCTTGGTCGAAGAGACTAAAGAGACCGAAAAGTGGCAAAACATGGTGGCAAAGGTCATTGAGATTGGCCCACTGGCGTTCAAGCATCGTGACACGATGGCATCTTGGCCAGAGGGATCTTGGTGTTCTGTTGGCGACTACATCCGCGTCCCCAAGTGGGGCGGCGATCGCTGGGAAATTAAAGTCCCCGGCGAGGATGCGCACGAAGACTCCGCCCTGTTTATGGTCCTAAACGACCACGAGGTGATTGCAAAGCTCACCGGTGATCCACTTGCAGTGAGGGCTTTCCTATGAGTACCGCAGAAAAAGAAGAGAACATCAGCGTTGTCGAGGAGAAGGATGGTTCCGTTACGGTTGACCTCCCGGACCACTTGGCCGGGGACGATGACAACGGTCCTGAAAGCCATCGAGTCGACGATGGGGACGTAGACCACCCCGATGACTCTGACGCAGTGCGTGAGGCCCGCCGCAACCGCCGCCGAGCCAAAAAGGAGTACATCAAGCGCACCAACGAAGAGAAGGACCAGCGCCTTGGCCTGCTGCAGCGCCAGAATCAGGAGCTGATGGAGCGCCTGTCCGTTGTTGAGCGCAAGACCCATGGCGCGGACATGGCCCGCTACGAGAAGGCCATGGAGGACGAGGAGTACCGTCTGAGGTATGCCCAGCAGAAAATGCAGGAGGCCACAGACAACTCCGACGGCACGGCGTTTACCAAGGCTCAAGAGCTTTGGTACGACAGCCGCCGCAAGCTTGAGGCAATGAACAGCTACAAGGAGCAGGTTGCCCGGGCCGGTTCAACTGAATCAGCGCCAGCCAATCCCAAGCTGGTGAGGTTGGCCAACGGCTGGATGGAGCGGAATTCTTGGTACGACCCCGAGGCGGGCGACGAGGATACCCAGATTGCCAAGGTTATTGACAATCGTCTGGTTGCCGAGGGTTGGGACCCCGCAACGCAAGATTATTGGGATGAGCTTGACAACCGCTTGCAAAAGCGGCTACCACACCGTTATACTAGAAATACTGACGAGCCCTCCAGAAGGAGTCCCCGAAGTGTGGTTACAGGATCGAGTCGTGAATCGTCCGGTCGCGTTAATGGCAACCAATTTGTTTTGGAACCTGAACAGGTCCGAGCAATGAAGGATGCTGGTTTTTGGGATGACCCCGAAAAACGCAACCGGATGATCAAACGATACGCAATTGAAGCCCGCAACAAAAGGTACTAAACATTATGGATTCTCGTCTCAAAAAAACCCTCAACGCGGGTGGCCGTGAAAGCCGATCTTCACAAGATTCGTCACGAGCTGCCCCCGAAGAGGCGTTCATTTCAAAGCAGGAACGTCGCAAGATGTGGAGCGATGAATGGACACAAAGTGCGCTGCCGAAGGTTCCGGATATTCCGGGATGGCATCTTTGCTGGTTATCAACCACCAACGGCTACGACAGTATTGATAAGCGGATGCGATTAGGGTATGTTCCCGTGAGAGCGGATGAGTTACCCGGATTTGACAGTTACCGCGTAAAGGCTGGCGAAGACGTAGGCTTTATTGCGTGCAATGAGATGCGCCTGTACAAACTTCCAATGGAGGTTTATCAGGAGGTCATGACTCAAATGCACCATGAGGCACCCAAGGAGGAGGCGGACAAAGTCCAAATCCAAGTTGAACAGCTTCAAGGGAACCGCGATAGCTCAGGCAAGAGTCTGGGAAGTGTTGAAGGTGAAGGCTTTGGCAATTTGAACCGAAACGTCCAAGCACCCGTGTTTTACGGGTGAGGACTTAACAAAGGAGTTAGATATGAGTTCAACCTCTGCTCCGTTCGGCTTGCGTCCTTCGTTCCACCCATCGGGTCTGGATCGCGCTGTGGCGCTCGCAAACGGTATTGCTTCCGGGTACAACACCGGAATTCTCAAGGGCCAACCTGTAGCCCTTGACACGTCTGGAAACATCATCATTGCTACGGCTGGCAGTGCCTATCAAGGCGCTTTTGCTGGCCACGAGTACACTGATACCACGGGCCGTCGTCTGGTCAGCAATCAGTGGGTGGCTAACACCGCCTACCAAACTGGCTCACAAGTGACCTACTACTACTCTGACCCGAATATCGTTTACGACATTCAGGCCAACGGCAGTTTGGCACAAACCTCGATTGGCGATCAGGCCAACTTCGCAAGCGCTACCGCTGGTTCCACGACCACGGGCTTGTCGCAGTGCATGATTTCCACCTCCCTTGCGGGGTCAGGCGCGGTCGGTGATATGCGTATCATTGGTCTTTCAAACGGCGTTGACAACGCTTGGGGCGATGCTTACACAGTTGTGCAAGTACAAGTCTCTCGCAGTCAGTTCGTCGCAACCATTAACGCCATCTAAGGAGTCCAATCATGGCAGCACCAATGCGCAGTACGGACTTTAGAAGCATCGTTGAACCAATCATGAACGAGTGCTTCGATGGAGTCTATGACCAACGTACCGATGAATGGTCACGGGTTTTCCGTGAGCAGGACGGTATCCCCCGCAACTACCACGAAGAACCCGTCCTGTACGGTTTTGGCGCGGCTCCCCAGTTGCCTGACGGTACTCCTGTCAGCTACCAACAGGGCGGCGTGCTCTTCTTGCAGCGCTATGTGTACAACGTGTATGGCTTGGCCTTCGCGTTGACCAAAGTGCTGGTTGAAGACGGCGACCACATCCGTATCGGGCAGGTCTATGCTCGTCACTTGGCTCAGTCTCTCATCGAGACCAAAGAGACTCTGTGCGCGAACATTCTGAACCGTGGCTTCAACTCCAGCTACCCCGGCGGCGATGGCGTGTCTCTGATCAACACCGCTCACCCCATCGTAAACGGCACGTTCAGCAACCAGTTGGCCACTGCGGCTAACCTGAGCCAGACCAGTCTGGAACAGATGCTGATCCAGATCCGCCAAGCTGTGGATAACAACGGCAAGAAGATCCGTCTGGTGCCCCGCCAACTGGTGGTCGCCCCGGGCAACGTCTTCCAAGCCGAAGTTTTGCTGAAGAGCGTTCTGCGGTCTGGTTCGGCCAACAACGACCTGAACCCTGTCAAGTCCATCGGCTTGCTGGACGAAGGCGCTGCCGTTATTAGCCGCTTGACCAGCGCTACCGCGTTCTTTGTACAGACCGACGCTCCCGAGGGCATGAAGCTCATGATGCGTCGCAAGCTGGAGAAGACCATGGAAGGCGACTTTGAGACCGACTCCATGCGCTACAAGGCCACCGAGCGTTACATCCCCGGGTTTACCGACCCGCGTGCAATGTTTGGCACTCCCGGCGTCTAAAGCCAAGCGGGGCGGGCGTAAAAACCCCGCCCCTTTTTTTCAACATTGGTCAAACTTTTCAAGGAGCAGACCATGCCGCAATTCTCAGACGATCTCTTTTTGGGTTCCGCACTTACCGTTCAAGGTATGGACGCCTACCCTGCTGTTTCAACTTTTACTGGCTCAATCGCTACCACCACATTGACCGTCACCGCGATGCTTTCGGGTGACCCAATTTTTGTTGGTATGTATCTTGATAGCTCAACGTCCCTTACCAATGGCACTACCATTACCGCTTTTGGTACGGGTTCAGGTGGTGTAGGTACTTACACGGTCAGTGCCTCGCAAACTGTAGCAAGCGCCACCATCATTGGTTCCGGGAATGCTCTGTTGCAAAACCCGTCGCCCATGAGCGTTGGTGTTGGCCCGTTGGGTCGTGTCTATATTTGGGACGCTGTACCGCAAGCCAAGCTGACAACCAATATTGTTGCCGCTGTCATCACAACTGCTACCACGCTTACGCTGGCCGCAGGCGCAGGTGTGACATCAGTCACCACAGCTAGTGGCGCTACAGTTTTGCAACTTGACTGCCCTCGTGCTGTGTCTACAACCACAGGCGCTGGCTCCCCGACCAGTGTCAACATCACGGTTTCTGGTTTTGACTACTACGGTCAAGCCATGAGCGAGGTGATTGCAACAGGGGCGGTGGCGTCAACGACGGTCAATGGTAAAAAAGCCTTTTTCCAAATCTCCAGTGTTACTGCTTCGGGCGCAAGCGTGGTGACCGTTGCGGTGGGTACAACCGACATCTTGGGTGCGCCACTGCGCATCACTGATGCCGGGTACATCACTCGCGCTGGTTGGAACAACACCTTAGCCGAAGATGCTGGTACTTTTGCCGCCGCCGCTACTGCCACAGCCACCACCACCACTGGTGATGTCAGGGGCACTTACCTGCCCTCCTCGGCGGCAGACGGCATCAAGCGTCTTGTGATGGGAATAGCCCTGCCAGCAATTGCTGTAGGCCCGAATGCAACCCGTGTTGGCGCTCTTGGCGTCACACAAGCATAAGGAGAACGACATGGGTCAATTCAAACCAATGGTCAAGATGGAGACCACAGAGCCCTCAGTTGAGCTGAAGCTCAAAAAGGGTGGCAAGGTAGCCAAGAAGGCTGACGGAGGCATGATGGGCGCTCCTATGGGCTCTATGCCCGCTCGTGGCGGCATGATGGGTGCCAAGGCTCCGATGCGCCCGCCTCTGGCAATGCGTCGCCGTGCGATGCGCGGTATGCCGTCCGGTGCGGGTCCTGCCGGTCCGATCGGTGGCGCTGCTCAGATGCAATCTGCAATGCCTCCTTCAATGCCGCCTCCGATGCCGTCCGCCCCGATGAAAAAAGGTGGCAAGGCTGACATGGGGCAAGACAAGGCCATGATCAAAAAGGCTTTCAAGCAGCACGACATGCAAGAGCATAAGGGCGGCAAGGGCACGTCCCTCAAGCTCAAGCACGGCGGCAAGATGGCCACCGGCGGCGTAGTGAACGGCCAAGGCGGCTTTGCTACCGGCGGTGTGGTCAATGGCCAAGGTGGGTTTGCCACTGGTGGCGTTGCCAAATCAAACGGCGGCGGTTACAAAAAAGGCGGCAAGATCAAAGGCATGATGGACGGCGGCATGGCTGGTGACGGCATGATGGGTGGCGGGATGATGGATGATGCCGCTTACAAAAAAGGTGGTGCCCCAAAAAAAGCCTACGCGGCGGGGGGTACTGTTAACTCAGGCCGTCCCGTCGCGATGCCGCAAGGCAACAAAAAGCCATCACAGCCCGTGAGGATTGACCAATTGTCCGGTACCTTTAAACAGGGCGGCACGGTCAAAATGAATGGCGGTGGCTCTTCCTCTGACAAGGGGGAGGATATGTCCAAAGGTGCTTATGACAAAGCGCCAAAGTACAGCCGTGACGTTGAGGATGCATTAAATCCTGTTGGCATGATCAAAGAACTGGCCGGTAAGGCAAGGGACTTCTTCATGCCCAAGAAGACTGCTGACAGTGTGACCAAGACCAAAGAGTCAGTCACCGTGACGCCCGCCAAAAAACGCGGTGGTTCGGTGAAGTGCTGAACCAAAGTGGGGGCTTCGGCTCCCACTTTTAATTTATTTTGGAGACCCACATGGGAACTTATTCTTCTGCAACACGCCAAGGTGCGTATGAGCCATTTGAACTGCAAGTAGCCCGTGGGCAAGTTGATGGTCACAAAACCTTATTTAAGTTCGGCATCAACGGTGATGTCGGCACATCCGTAGAAACAGTTTGGGCACAAGGCGGAACGTATGCATACCCCGCTTCTGCCACTGTAATGAAAATCTCTAGCTCAAGTGCAGACGATACTTCTGCTGGAACTGGCGCAAGAACAATTGCTATTTTTGGTCTTGATGCAAATTACAACGAAATTAGCGAGTCTGTCCTATTAGATGGGCAAACAGCAGTCAATACTGGCAACAGTTACTTGCGTATTTCTCGTATGTATGTAACCACCGCTGGTTCTGGTGCAACTGCCGTAGGAACTATCTACGCTGGCACTGGCACTGTTACTTCGGGCGTACCA